GGGGGGGGTTTAGTCTCCTTCCCACTACTAATATGTAGTACACCTAGTAATAAATATTGCTATTATCGTAATTATGTGCGATGAAACCTAGCCGATTAGCGGCATTTATCGAGTAGTGCATACTTGTACTGCCGTATTGGGTCAAATTTAGATTAGTTTATTTAGATTATGCTTTATCTTTAACAGAGGTAAGGTCTAACCTATATAGCTGTCTGGGTTTGACCCTTATTTTTTTGAATCTAATTATGATTACATTTGAATTTGTTGATGGTTATATATCACCTGTTCTAAGTACAGGAGACGTCATCGAGGTGGATGGTAGTTACTTTGAAATAGCTGAACCAGTTAATTCTAGTGGCTCATGCAAGTATTGCTACTTTAGAGATGAGCATAACGAATGTAGGTTAGAGTACTGTCCATTAGCTGGTGCTCAGGTATTTCTGAAGACATTGAAGAATAATAAACAAGATGAGAGGGGTGAGCAAGCTAAGAGCATGGCTGAGGAGGAAGGGATTTACTTCTACTGATTATGTAGGAACCTCAGAATATTTTACTATTGAAGGATTTCCGCCTGTAATAAGAATCTCTGACCATGTAGGGAGAAAGGGTACGGAGACTGATAAATATGTAAATATAATACCAGATGGAGTTGACACATATATATTTGTATATGACAGAGTTACTAAAGCTATGACTTATAAGGAACTCACTAAAACTCTGGATGCATTATTACATTTATATATTACCATTCCGACCTTTCTAGCTAATAGAGCTTCTATGAAGAAGGGTTATGATGATTCTGTTAATGCGGTTAAATTAGAATACGCTAGTAGAATAGCCGACCAGAGAGCAGCCCTTGTTAAAGGCGCTGGTACGTTAGTCCCCATTATAGCAGACTTACAGAGACTCTGTAATATATTAAACAGAGAGAAATGACAGTCGTAATTATAGCATTGGTAACGTATGGAGTATCTTTCCTATTGTCTACATTGGCTGATTATTTAATAAATAGTCACTGTGAAGACCCAGATACCTTTTATGAATCTCTAAGTGATGAGTTTTATACTATGTCTCTGTGTCCATTCATATCACCGTTTGTATTTATTTGGCTAATTCACAAGATACTCAAGGAAATGGAGATTAACTAATTTATAAATTAACATTACAAAGTTGATGGTAATAGAAGAAGCTGATTTCAGAATGGAATCTGTAGGTGATAGTTCACACTTCTGGGATTTGTCAGTGTTAAGAACTGTCAAATCCAAGGAAGGAGAACGGCAAGAATTAAAGATAGCAGCGTATGGGGTGCCGTTGCTTACATGTCTTAAGATTATTGCCAATTATCGTGTTGAAATGAAACATCCAGAATCCATGTCTTTGGCAACTTATATTGCAGATTATAGAGAAGCAATACGGAGATTAGAAGAACTGACTAAAGGTATTTAACTATGACTTCAACTGTAGGGGTGACTCCCAAGAAAAGGTCAAGGAGAGTATATGAATCTGTAAAAGTTATGAATTGTACTAGGTGTGGTAGACTTACTAATCACACGCTGTATGATTATGAGAAAGGTATCTATAAGTGTAATACTTGTGGTACTATTCATACGAAGTAATTAACATTTAATCTTATCAGTAAAATGGAGAAGAAGACTTTTAAGGAGAAAGAAAGTCCAGAGGACAGAGTTAAGAGACTTAGAATTAGAGACTGGAATGATGATGCTTTCCTAGTAGCTGAGCATCTGAGACAGCCTAGTGTTAAACCTCGCGACCCTAATGTTTGGACTAAAACTCCAAAGGAGCGTAAGCTGTGGAAGAAATTTAGAAGAGTTCCTGCTCCTAATTACAATTGGTCTGAGCCGGTTAAAATCATAGACATACCTGGAACTTTGGTAGTCTATGTAAAGGGTGGTAATTTTACTACAGGTAAGCTTAACCCGAAGACCAAGAAACCTATACCTAAGACTACGTTTAGTCATAAGTGTATCCAGTCTGACATTCCTTATATTTTAGGGAAGTATAAGACGCCCAAATCGGAAGTACTAAAGTATTCCTGGAATGGTAAAACGTACAGCCCAGACAATCTACCATTCTGGGGACGTTAAACTAACAGAATATCCCACCTTTCTATATGAAGTGCAATTATATCTTATTAGAAAGGATGGGGCAGAATGTGTAGGTACCAAATTCTTCTCTTCTGATAAACCTTTAAAAGTTAAGGAGTCGCAGTTCATCAAGATGGATAAAGAGATTACCTGTGCTAAGTACATTACTTGGATAGGAGCACCATTAGATTATTTGCGAAATAATAACTTTAAAGTATTTAACAGTGAGAAAGCTAGACAAAGACGGAAATCCAATACAAGAAGTAACAAGTGATGGAGTTCAAACAGTGGGTGCAGAACCTACTATGAAATATACTGAGAGAGTTATTGATACTACAAGACGTAAATGTCCTTTATCGTCGGTAATGATTGAAATGTTAGTAAAGCAGATGTCTGCTGAACTAGCTAATCATGCTTTGTATATGACATTCGCTAATTACTTTGAAGTAGAAGGACTTCCTAAACTTGGCATCTACTGGAGAGGTAGAGCTAAAGAAGAGTACCTACATCATTCGTGGATATTTGAATATCTAACCGAGAATGATGCCTTGTTCCAGTATCCCCCAGTTCCTCCTATTAAAGTAGATATCGTAGATAGAATCATGCCTTTTGCTGCTACGGTAGACAGGGAAATTGAGACTACTATGAGTATCAACAAGATTGTAGACCAGGCTCAGAAAGAAGGAGATTGGGCTACATTCCAGTGGCTAAACGGAGATGATGAAGATACTGGTATGCTAGTTAAAGAACAAGTAGAAGAAGAGTCCATTAGTAGAACTATTCTTGATATGGCTAGAGAACAAGCCACATGGCTTCGTAAAGAGAACGCCATACTTGACTTCTATAATGGTTTAGGTAGGAAATAATATCTAAATAGAAGATTAGACCATCTAAAGAGATAAGACTTATTATCTTATAAAGTTAATCTTATGAAAGAGAGAGTAGAATATAGAATTGATTCCTTTACTGATTACGCAAACATTGAACGTAAATTCATTATGGCAGCAGTATCACAAGAAGTAGATGCTGTTATTACTGATTATAGTGATTCTGATGCAGTTCATTGTGATGGTGTAAAGAAACTATCAATAGGGGTTGCGATATGTAACCCGGAAGATGAGTTTAACGAGGAAGTAGGTAAAACAATTGCCTTAGGTAAAGCTCGCAAAGGAAACAAACATGCTTTCTACAGTACAGATTCAGGTTTAATCAATCGTGGTGTGGTAAATGCACTCTTAGATCAAGAAGTCGCATTCTTTAAACAATGCCCAGGGAAGTATATTGCTGGTTATAATACAGCAAAAGAGGTATATGAATTAGATTCCCGAATGGTAGAAGTTGAACTTAATCTGAATGACAAGGAAAGAGAATGTTTAGACACATTGCTCACAGCCTCACCAGAGAAAGTGAATGATATTGTAGATTTGTATAATCATTACTATCTGCAATGAGTAAACCATTTATAATAGGAGCTACTATAGCCATTATAATAGTTGTAGTTGGTTTATTACTAAAGGAAGATCCTGTAGTAATGCCAGATACCAACAAATATGAAATGACTATTGATTCGCTTAATAAGGAAATAAGAGATTTAGCAAATACTAATGATAGTATTCTTAGTGTTATCGCTACTAGTAACGGTAAAATAGATACTATAAAGTATACATATGAGAAGGAGTTTATTAATATTACTAATCAGCCTATTGCCAACGATGTGGTGTTCTTCACAGAATATCTATCCGAAGTTGGTAAATGACTCATTAATAGTTATAACTCCTAAACAGCTAAAGTCGACTAATCTTATATTCCTGGAGCATAAGAAGTTAAAACTTGAGAAGGTAGAACTTATAAAGCAAGTAGATTCTTATGCCTTACTAACTGCAAACTTGGCTAAAGCTGATAGTCTACGTAAACTTCAACTGGAAAGAGCTAACATGCACATTAAGTTGCAAGATACAGCTATTCAAACACAGCAAGAGCAGTTACGTAAAATAACTAAGAAGAATAAAAGATTAACCACTTTATCAACAAGTCTAGGAGTAGTTACTGTAGGAGTAATAATGGCCTTATTATTCAAGTAATTTACTAAGACACAACTAACTCAGAGGCGCATGGCTAAGAAGCAATCCGAAGACTGTGACAAAGACAGAGATGGAGTTAAATACAAGTATCCTGAGCGCACCTGTAAAGAATGTGCTAAATATCCCTGTTTCAGAGGTATTGAGAAGAGTGTATGTGACTTCGCTAAATACGGTTGTGTAACTTATAAAGATGGTAAAATTAACACTAACGAATCAGAAGAATGACTGAGTACAACATTTATGCAGGGTTGAAGGGTAATATTACCTATCAAGAAACAGAAGAATTCGAAACACAACAAGAAGCTCTAGATAGAGGTAGAGATATTGCCCACGCAGATGCAGAAGCATTTGGATGGAATCCAGACGATCTAGAATGGAAAGCAGTTCCATTTGAAGAAGATAACATTCCTGAAGATATGCGTGTAGGCTCAAGATATCTATGATAATAGAGACCTTACGTGTGCGGCTTGTAGCTGCACAAGAGAACGTAGGTGGCTATATTCAATATGTGTTTGAAGACTTAAAAACTGGTGCATATAAAGCGTGTACGCGATGTCCCAATTGGGATAGTCCATTCCTAGTAGTTGGGGACATCGGATTCTTAAAATATAGGGAAGTAGTAGCTGGTAAGGATACTTGGTACGATTCTGAGAATAATATTCAAGTTCCTTATAAGAATACTGACTTTTATTTTGAGACTTTTATTTACGAGAAGCCACCAGAAGGTGAGATTGTACTGTAAAAGATTATCTAAATTAAAGAGATTAGACCATTACATCAAATTAATATGATATATCTGTATGTTTAAAGAGAAATTGGCAGCTGCTATGAATAATATTAACTCCTTCGTATGGAAGGGTCGTAAACAAGAAGTTAATGGAGAATTAGTACAAGAGGAGAAGCGTTTGGTTGATTGTACTGAGGAAGAACTTCGTAGTTTCTACGCCCATTGTGAATCTATGCTTCACAATACTAGCAAGGAGTATCCTGGTCGTTATGTTTTATTGGACATTATTAATGACCAGAAGCAGCGTTGTAATGCTGAGCTATTCTTAAGATGGCTAGAGCAAGAGCAACATCTGCCTAGATTTAAATTCTTAGAGGCCCTAGTATCTTTCCTAGACATTAATAAGGATGCTATAGACCCTAAGGATTATCCGATTGACGGAACCATGAATAATTGTCCGGAGGAATTCAAAGATATTCCTACTGAACTTGTTCGTGAAGGTTGTTTGGACAGACTGGGAAAGTTCAACAAGCAACATATTACACTCACATTCATTCTCAAGCAAGGTCTCTGGTTTACTGCTCAAGAGAGCAAGGACTTGGTAGAGAAAGACTCTGATGGTCAGCTGAGAGACAAGCTTGTAGTGGCTAGAGAGAGATTAGGTCTTAAACCTACAGCTCCCATCTATATTACTCCCAAAGGATTGAATTATACTCAATTAAGAGCTATGGTTAATCTGAAGAGTAAGAAATATACAGAGTTAACTACAGACCAACTTAAGGTTCTCAGAAATAGAATACTCTATTCTTTGGCTGAAGAAGTTAAGTTCCACATCTCTCAATGGGAAACTCGTAAGGAACAAATTAAAATGGTATGTGATGCTAAAGGATTTACTCTGTAAATTATATCTGAATTGTAATTGGTTGACAGTTATTAATCCAGATTATTATGTAATAGCTATGCATTACTTAATTTAATTTCATTATAGTCATATCACAAGACTTAAGGGATAGATGATTTAATTTAAGGTGTAATAGCTCTTTACATAACAAATGGCAGACTTATTTGGAAATATTACCAGAAGTGAACGTCAAGCTTTAGGTGTTCAACGATGGGTTAATAACAGATTATGTGGAAGTCTAGTCTATTGTACTGGTTTCGGTAAGACTAGAACTGCCATTATGTGTATGAAGAGATTCTTGGCTAAGAATCCTGGAAAGAGTGTTATAATAGTAGTACCTACAGATGCTTTGCAAAGACAATGGTTAGCAGATTTAGCTGAGCAAAAAGTACCTAAAGTTTATCAGGTGCTTATCATTAATACTGTAGTAAGAAAGGAATGGAATTGTGATCTATTAATACTTGATGAGTGCCATAAATATGCCTCCGATTTATTTGGAAAGGTGTTCGAAGTAGTTAAGTATAAAATAATTCTAGGCTTAACAGCAACTATGGAAAGGCTTGATGGTAAAGACAGTTACATCAAGAAGTATTGTCCTGTAGTTGATAGAGTAGATGTTAGTGAAGCTACTGCCAGAGGCTGGTTGTCTCCTTATAGAGAGTACAAAGTCTTAATAGAAGTAGATGATCTAAGCAAGTATCTAGAATTAAATAGAGAGTTTTACGATCATTTCTCTTTCTTTAACCATGATTTTACCTTAGCTATGGCATGTGCTTCTAAATGGCAGAAACGCATTGAATTAGCTAAGAGAATGTGTCCTGATTATGCTAATAAGCCTGACGAATTTAAGGCTATTAATAAACAGATTCTAATACATGCAATGGGGTTTAACAGAGCCCTGCAAGGAAGGAAGCAGTTTATATATAACCATCCTAAGAAGATAGAACTTACTGATTTAATATTGAAGCACCGTCAAGACAAGAAATGTATTACGTTTAGTAAGACAATTAAGGTCGCGGAGAAGATTGGATATGGTAAAGTGTTATCTAGTAAGGAAACTAAGAAGAAAGGGCGTATGACCTTGGAGGAATTCAAGGAAGCTAAAGTGGGAGTACTTAATACCTCTAAAATGTTGGACGAAGGTGCTGACATTCCGGGATTGTCTGTAGCTGTTATTCTTGGATTTGATTCTAGTCCTACTACTAAGACACAAAGAATTGGCAGAGTTATTAGGAAGGCGGAGAACAAAGTGGCAGAAGTATTTACCTTTGTAATTAAAGGAACTGTTGAAGAAGAATGGTTTCGTAAAAGTACTAGTGGTAAAGATTTCATAACCATAGACAGCTCTAATCTGCTAGATGTCTTAGAAGGAAGAGAATTTACTCCTAAGAAGAACAAAGAAACTAAAATGATATTTAGATTCTGATGTATACCGTGAACTATTATGACGTAATAGACCAAGAAGTTGTGTTACCTTTGCCAGATACTACTGCGAATGTAGACATATTTGGTCTGTTACACCTATTAGAAAGACATTCTAAGGCTAGCATTTGCATTGTCTCTGCTTCTATAGGGAATAAGATGTTAGATGTACCAAGCCTTATGAGAAGCCTCAAATTTAGGTAGATTCAGTTGGTAGTATAAATAGATTTGATTATCTTTGTAACTCATATCGAGAATTTGAAATGACAGTTGAACGTATAGTTGAACTATTTACTCTTACTTCTGTATTTGATGCTGTTGCTACTAATGGCATAAATAGGAAGGGAGAATTTACCTTTAATGGTAAAGTATATGATTCTAAGGCTATGGCTAAAAGACAGGAAGAACTCATTGAGGATTTCTTATCTCCATTTGAAGTAGCTGAGGATGCTTATGTAATTGAGGACACTGAGAAATCAGAATAACACTATTGCAGCATAATAGATTGGTAAGTTACTAACTTATTAATCATTAGCTTGGATAAATTAAAGACGTCTTTGGACAATCAATTGTTAATGATGGAGCAGTATAGACTTACTGCTGAGGAGTTGTTAATGATTGAGTTATTATTTATAGCGCAACCAGAAGAAGGTCATGGAGAATTCCTTACTAAATATCTTGGATTGCCTATTACTAAAACTGGATTGAGGACTATCTTACTGAGTCTTCAAACTAAGGGAATTATTACTAAGAAGTATAAAGTCCCTGAAGCGGGTCAGAAGTTTGACCCCGAAACTGTAATCTTTAATGAGAATTTCATGAGAAATTACAGAAAGTACTCAGGAGAACTGGGTCAAGAATTATGGGATGCTTATCCTCCAATAGGTATTATTAACGGTAAAGAATATGATATGCGGAATTTCGCCAAACGATTCTTTACTGAAGATGAAATGTTCTTCCGATATGGTAAGAATATCGGATGGAGTAAAGATAAGCATAAAGAAGTACTAGAGTTAATCGACTGGGCTAAAAAGAATAAATGTAATCTGCTTAATAAGAATATAGCTGATTTCATTATATCCAAATCTTGGGAATCCATTAAAGCATTTAAGGAAGGTCACTTTGATGAAATGGTATTTGATACTATAACAGAATTATGACACATACTAGTAGCTTGTTAAATCTAATCGAAAGAGGTAGAAGAGGTGACAATCAAGGATTATCACTAGGTCTGCCCAAATTAGAACAGATTATTGATGGATTAACTCAAGAAACATATTACTTAGTAGCAGCAGGAACTGGTAATGGTAAAACCAGTTTAGTACTTCACTCTTTTATTTATAAAGCACTTCTTGATACAAGTCAAGATAGAGATTTACAGTTTATTATATTCTCATTAGAAATGAGTGCAGAGCAATTATTAGCTAAACTGCTTTCTATTCACATTTATGAGACTTATGGTAAACAGATATCTTTTAAAGAATTGCTTTCTAGAGGTAAGGGGGTGACATTATCTGATGAGGATTATGATTTAGTTCAGGAATGTATTCCATGGCTGGAATCAATAGAAGACAGACTTATAATACATGATGGAACTTTAAATTCAGAGAAGTATAAAGAAATGGTTATAGCAGACTTGAAGAAGTTTGGAACCTTTGTTGATGAAGACACTTATGTACTTAATAATCCTAATCAGATCATAGCTATAATTACTGACCATTTGGGCTTAGTAAGACCGTTGCCAGGTCGTAGTAAGAAAGAAGAGATTGATACTATTTCTGCATATGGGGTATCATTTAGAAATAAATGTAAAGTATCTCCAATTAATATTATGCAGTTTAATAGAAATTCTAATAATTCTGAAAGACTAAAGCAAGGGTTACAGGAGCCAGATTTGTCCGATTTGAAGGAAAGTGGTTCTCCTAGCGAGGATGCTAATGTTGTATTAGTATTGTATAATCCATTTAGGAACAAATTGTCTTCTTATAGAGGATATGACATAAAGGAACTAAAGGATGGATTCAGGTCATTACTGGTTCTTAAGAATAGATTTGGTTCGTCTGACATAGCTATTGGTACAGGATTTTATGGTAGATGTGGTATCTTTAAAGAATTACCTATTCCATCTGAAATCAATGACTATGAGAGGTATAAACATCCAGATTGGACTATCATCGACTTTCCAGAAGATGAAGCTAAAGCTAAACGAGATGATTTACGCGTAACCATAACATTATAACTTAATGAGCCAAATTATAGGACTTGGAGGATTTTCAGGTAGTGGTAAGTCTAGTTCGCTGCAATATCTGAATCCTAAAGAAACGTTTATTATTAGTTGTACTCCAAAACAATTATCTATTCCAGGATTTAGAAAGAATTATAAGAAGTTAACTCAGGATAAGGACAAGAATTACGTTGGTAACTGGTATTTTAGTAATGAATTTGCTAAGGTAATGAATATTATGAACGTAGTTAATGTTAAACTGCCGGAGATTAAAGTCTTAGCTATTGATGATAGTAATTATCTTCTCTCTCAAGAAGTAATGTCTAGAAGTGCCGAGAAAGGATATGATAAGCATATTGACTTTGCAAAGCATTATTATGACTTAATTCTTAAGGCAATGACTCTTCGAGACGATTTAATCGTAATCTTCATATCACATATTGTGAATGATGGTAACGATTATGATCCTAAATACAAACTCTTCACCACCGGTAAGATGTTGGACAGAAGTGTTAATATTGATGGACTGTTTAATTATTTGCTCTATGCGGAGAAGATAGTTAATGATGAGGAAGTTACGTATAAATTCAGAACTAAATCCTTAGGTCCTGATACTTGTAGAAGTACTGCTGGATGTTTCTCTGACTTATATATCGAACCTAATATGAAGATGGTTATTGATACAATTAATAAGTTTGAATTAGGAGAATGATAGTTAAAATGCTATTAACCCTAGACTTTGATCCTGCTACTGGAGAATATAAATCTCTGAAGCAGGAGATAGTCAAGGAGGAACCTACCAAGAAGGTTGCGGTAGAGGTTGAAGATACAGCGGAACCTCAAGTAACATTAGATTCCAATAAGTATATACTTAATAAGGCAGCTGCTGCTATGATAGGTGCTGCCTGGGGAGATAGAATTAGTATTAATTACCAGAAGATTGAAGGAGTAACATTCCCAATTATTGGTACTGATGAAGCTTTTGGTACCAAAGGTGGTAATAAGCTTACTAAAGGTCTATCTGTAAGCTGTAGAGGTAAATCCAATGAGTTATTAAGACAGTATGGAGATACATTTACAGTAACTAAAATGAAGGGCTATGATGATTTGTTTGTATTAGTTGGTAATGCTGACAGACCTATAGAACCTGAAGTAGATAACATAGAAGTTAAGGAAGATTTTGACAATGTAGATTTGCCACTAGACACAGAGATTGAAGATGAGTCAGCTAAAGAGATTGACCCATTAACTTTCGAACTTTAATATTCTATTAGAACTATGTCAATGAATTTCAACTTATCCAACACTAACGGTACATCATCAATCAAACCTAGACTGAAACCTTGGGAAATCCATACTGTACTCTTTAAGGGTGTAACTTATAGCGAATTCGCTGGTAAGAAAGACCCAAGTACTACTTGGAAGACCATGAAGATTTCGTTTGAGAATGAGAATGGAGTATATGAAGAGACTATATTCTGTCCTAAAGAAGGTGATGATGTGAGACCAGTAACCTCTAATGGTGGGGTAGAACGTGAGAATCCGTCTAATTTGGAGAAGTTTAAGTTTATGTTAGCTCATGTTGGAGAACAACTATCTCCTAAGAAATATGAGAAGTTTAAATCTATGACCTTTGCGCTTCCCGATGAATTTGAGAAGCTAGCTAAGACTTTTATTGAGATTACCAAGGACGCTGTTAATAAGCAGACTAAACTGAAACTGATTGCTAATAAGAAGGGTGAACCTTGTTTGCCATACTTCGTTAATATTAGTAAAGCAGGTGATGCTTATATCTCTAATAACTGGTTGGGTGATAAGGTCTTCTTCTCTGATTACGAAACTAATCAGATGAATAAACAGAAGAGTAACGGTCCTACAGATATGCCGGGAACAAGTTCTGATGATTTTGGGGTAGCAGGAGACGCTGCATCAGCTAATTCAGACCTTGACTTTGATGTATAAGAAATAATTAGTAACTTTAAGGTTCTAACATTAAGTATCGAATCAATATGGTATTAGAGTATGAACCTAAAATTACTAAGAAGTATTTACTTGAAAGGCAATCTCAGGAGACATATCTTGAGTATTATCTTGGTATCCCAGTAAAGAAGGGACTGTTTAAATCTCCGTTGAGAAATGATAACTCTCCTACGTGTTCCTTTTATAGGAATGCGTCTGGGGATATCATCTTCAATGATTTCAGTGGACAATTTTATGGCAATTTTATCAGTGTAGTAATGTATAAGTATAGCTGCTCTTATTATAAGGCTTTACAAATCATTGCTAATGATTTTGGTTATATCAAACACAAGACGTTGCCTAAAGGTAGTAAGCCAGTAATTAGTAGTACTGAGTTTAAAGACAAGGGACCTGCTGTTATACGGGCTGAAATACAGGAATTCACTGATAAAGAGCTGGAATGGTGGCATAGATATGGAATTACTAAGGATATTCTAAAGAAATTTAGAGTGTACTCATGTAAAACTGTATTCCTGAATGGGAATTATTATGCTACTACTGGTTCTCAGAACCCCATATTCGGCTATTATCGAGGTAAGAACGATAAAGGCATTGAGTTATGGCGTATATACTTTCCATTTAGGGACAAAGGAACTACAAGATTCCTTTCTAATTGGAAGGCTATCATGTTGCAAGGAGCTCATCAACTCCCAGCAGAAGGTAATCTGTTAGTAATTACTAAAAGTATGAAGGATGTAATGTGCTTATATTCTTTAGGGATTACTGCAATAGCTCCTAATTCTGAGAATCTATTCATAACTGAATCTCAGTTTGAGAAACTCAGCAAGAGATTTAAGAAGATAGTAGTGTTCTATGACAATGACTTAGCTGGAATTCATAATATGAATCGGATAAGGAAGCAATTTGGAGTAGAATGCCTATGGATTCCTAGATCTTATGGAGCTAAGGATATATCCGACTTTCATGCTAAATATGGTAGAGATGCAACACTTAACTTAATTAACGAAGCATGGAAGGTACTGAAGAAGTAAAACCAAAGAAGAAACGTAACGGTGCTTATGCTAAACGTAAGGGTAATAATTATGAACTTAAAATTATTAAGGAATTAATTGAACTCGGTTATAAAGGATTGAAATCGTCTCGTAGTGAATCTAAGAATTTGGATGATGCTAAGATTGATATTGCAGAAACCGAGGACAAATTACCTTGTTATGTTCAATGCAAATGTACTAAGAATACTCCATCTATTGCTGAAATCATCAAAACTTGTGGACGTAAAGACAGACCATTAGTAATAGTCTGGAATAAACAAGTTGATAAAGGTGTGAATATGGGCTCTGATGGAGAATACGTTATGATGAGTAAAGATTTCTTTTACGAACTTATTAAGAAGTCTTAGTAAGAGATGGTTGAAATTTATGAAGACACTTTAACTGAAGTAAGACTTACCTACGGCTTTGATTTGTCTTATGAAGTTCTATATTGCCTTAAAATTTTAAACTAAATAAATGAGTACTTACATTCTACCATGTTATGGTCTTAATAATGGAGACTTGTGGTTAGAGAAAGTGAGAGCTAGAAGCTTCACAGAAGCTGAAGACAAGTTCATAAACTTGTTCGTTGAAGATTATGATATTGATCTACCTGGAGATTATGAAGAACTAGGGGTAATCATGTCAAGAGACAGAGAGATAATTATTGGTGACATCTATGATATAGAAGAATTCTAGAATCATAACAAGATGCTATTGAATGTTCAGAATAGGATTAGATATAGATGATTGTTTGGCTGGGTTTTGGGATGCTTATTGTGAGCGTTTTGATACAGCTAATAATCCTCACATGCTTAAAGACCATATAATTACTAGGAATGTACAACAGATCCTTAGTAAGGAGAGAGATTTCTGGTTAAATCTCCCAGTTATTAATAGACCTGACTTTATTCCAGAGCTGTATTGTACTAAGAGAGTCAATAATAAGGCATGGACTAGAGAATGGCTCAGGAGGAATGGATTTCCTGACAGACCAATTTATCAAATGGTATACCAGCATGGTAACAAAGCTGATATGATTAAAGGTAAAGTGGATGTCTTTATTGATGATTCTTTAAGTAATGTAATCAAATGTCAACGTTCTGGGGTGCCAGCACTACTGTATCATACAGACAGAACTGTTGACTTCCCTATGTTCAAGGTATTCTCACTAAATAGAACTGAGATAATCGATGCTTATCTATTTATGAAGCAATATGCTTGAGGAAATTAAAATAACACCACTAATTGAAACCATAGAATATTTAGACATAAGTGATGAAGAATACTTCGGGGATGCTTATTCTGATTACATCAGTAACTCTAGATTGAAGCTAATAAATCCAGAGCAGGGTGGAAGTCCTGCTTTGTATAAAGCTGGTTTAGAAGCGGACTCTAGGTATTCTGACTCACTGTATTTTGGTTCAGCAGTGCATGAATTAATACTGCAACCAGAATCATTTATTCTTGTAGAAACAGTTAATAGACCTACAGCTAAAGCTGGATTCATGGCGGATGAATTATATCCTACATTTGTAGCTACTCATGTTGTTACTGCTGACGAAATTATAGCAGCATCAAATAAAATTAGCTATTATAAGGGTAAAATGGATGCTGATAAGATGGAAGCTCTACGTATTAAATGCGAAGACTACTATGCTCAGCGTACAGCCTATGAATGGGGAAGTAAATATGTTGCCGATAAGGTTCCTATTTATTTAGATCCCAAGTCTAGAGACAAGCTACGAGAATGTCTCACATCAGTTGAATGCAATAAGCAAATACAGTCATTACTAAAACCAGAAGGTTTATTTGCAGAACCTGTTATAGCTAATGAAGCAGCCTTATTAATGTCTGTGTTAGTAGAACATGGTGGCAAGAATAAAGTATTAAAACTTAAAGCTAAACTTGATAATTTCACATACTGTCCTGATAGCGATGAGTTAACACTCAATGACTTAAAGACAAGTGGGCATTATCTTACTAAGTTTGGCGAGAGTTTTGATAAGTATCATTATGCTAGACAAATGGCTATGTATATGTGGATGCTTAAACTGTATATTGAGAACACATATAAGGTCAAACCTTCTTTAAAGGCTAATATGCTGGTAGTATCTACAGTTCCTGATTTCAGGTCTGGAGTATACCCAGTTACTAATGGCCATATGAAAGAAGGATTCTTAGAGTTTACTAAGTTGTTACGTATGGTAGCATACTACGAATTGTATGGATACGATGCTGATGGAATACTATGAACCAACTCTGAATGACTTAAGGGAGTATTATAAGGATTACTTCAGTTTGGGGTGTTTAGCTTGTGATATAGGAACTAAGTTTGCCTTAATCTCACTAATATGCTTCCTTACTAAGCAAGCCAGAAATAAGACTCCTAATGCTACTACCTGGCAAGTAATTCAGAAAGTTCGTAAGGGCAAAGAGTCTCATAACTCTGAAAGGATTCTTAAAGGTCTTGCAGTTATCTGCGACGATTTCATGAGAAATACCACAGAGTTCCTTACATTCGATATGAAGTCTTCTAAGGAAATGGTTGATAAAATCAATGAGATTCTTGATAAAGAATTACCCTGGGAAGATTCAACTCCAGATTTACCATTTTAAAGTGTATGAATAACACTAGATATGTAAACAACAAAGCTATTCTTAGTAAGCTATCCGATTTAATAGACAAGTATCCAGACATGAGATTTAATCAACTGTTATGGGCTACTGGGATAATCGTTAATGATGAGAATGGTATAATAGATAAATTCTATGAAGAGAGTGAAGCTACATGGCGTGGAATGTGCAATAATACATTTTGCTTTCCACCTAATGATAATAGTTAAAATAATTTATCGTATTATTTATTAGTCATTACTTGTCCAATTGGAGATAAAGTAGTACCTTTGCAGCATCCTCCCTGAAAGAAGAGGTCAGATTGAGAATGCAACATTAAGATTATTTTACATCAGTATTGCTTGGTAATCCAATATTAAAGCAGTACCTTTGTAATACAATAACAAAGAGATTACACTCAATGGAATAATGTTTAAAACTCAATTAATTATGACTAATCAAGTAAATTTTAAGAAAGTAGAAGTTAAAGGTTACACTAAACAAGAAGCAGTTGCACAAGCCCCATTCCAAGTAATTCGTGATGCTACTCAGGCATGGAAAGCTGCTGGTAAGCCCATCACTGACAAAGCATTGAAGGAATTCTGCGCTGAATATCTTACTAAACATACTAAGATGGCTGCTGGTGTTGGATGTTCCATTACGTTTGAGGCAGGTTCTGCTGACACTCGCGAGCGTCCGTACACTATGATTGACATTAAGAATGAGAAGGGTAAGAGAAAGTATAAGACTGGTTATCAAGGTATTAATCCTGCAACTGGTGAAGTACTGTTTATCAATTTCGAGACTAAGACTAAGGCTAAAGAAGTAGCTAAGGAGCTGTACACTAAGAAAGACTACACTGGTGACGTATATTGCAAGTATATTAAGGCAGTAGTTGAAGGTGAGGATGGTGCTTTTGAAGTTAAGTACACTCCGTCTAAGTCAGCTAAGATGGGTACATATATCTGCTTTGGGGTTGAAGGATAAGTTATAACTTCTATTGACCTTAAATATCAAGGGGATTATCTTATGTTTAATAAGGTAGTCCCCTTATTCTTTATAGATACTTAGTAGCAAAGAGATTAGAAATTTTATATTAAGGCCGAAAGGCTATCTAATTTACATCAGTAATATGAGAAACGAAACTCTAGTCAAATTGATCAGTCACTTACATAACGTAATTAAAGATAATGTTAGTATGAATGCTTATGCTGAGAAGACAGGTCTTCCTCAGAATTATTTCTGCAATAAGCGTAAGCAACTGGAGTTTGACTATGAGGCTAACAAGGTATCTAATGAACAGTATTCTACTGTCATGGATTTGTTTAAACAGATTAAAGAACGAGGTTATGTTGGAACTACTAAGTCCAAGGCTAAGAAGACCTCTGAAAAGACTAGTACTGGAACCATTCAGTATATAAGAGACACAGAAGGTAGGATTATTGCCTATGAATTTACTGTGCCTTTGCGTGATAAAGCTCCTTTAGCCGGAAGACTTACACGTGATGAAATGAATATGATTTATAGATTGTATTCATATTATGGCTCTTCTATCACGCAAAGAGAAGTTAGCCGTAGCTTCCCAGAATATTCATTGGAAGATTTCAAGAAGATTCTGAGAGTGTTTAATATTACTAAGGCTTCAGCTCCATTTGCTCCTCATATCATAGAGGAGAATACTCCTGAACAGCTTCAAGTTATGCAACTAAGAGAGAAGGAGAATGACTTTCTTAGAGGCATAGAAACTCAAAGGATAAAACAGAATGAATCCTTATTAAAGAAATATGCATTAGAGAATGCAGAATTAAAGTCTAAGATTGAAGATGGTAAACATATTCTAGAAGGTTTAGACATTAATAATTTGTATGATTGGGGCAAAGCACCTATGATAACCAATGGTAAAGACTTAATCATTTGGCTATCTGATATTCATACTGGAGCAGCTGTATCTCCACAATCTATTTATCAAAATCCTTATAATGAGGAAGAGATGAAGAGAAGATTTGATATGATTCTTAAAAGAGTATATACAGAAGCCTATCATATAGGTGGAGGATTTGAGAATATTGTTATCTGTAATCTTGGAGACTCTCTAGATGGATATAATGGTCAGACTACTAGAGGTGGACATGACCTAGCTCAAAATATGAGCAATAAGGAACAACTGCATACTTATATAAAACTAATGACTAGTTTTATTAAGTCTATACAGGAAGAGATTAAGCATTCCAATTTATATTATTACTGCGTTGGGGAATCCAACCATGACGGTGATTTTGGATATGCTGCTAATATAGCATTGGCTGCTATACTTGAACAGTTCGATATTAAGTGTCAAGTATTTGATAAATTTATCGGAGAGTTCAAACTTGGTGACGTTACTTATGTAATGTGTCATGGTAAAGATAACAAGGATATGTTCAAGAATTTACCGCTAACCTTAGATGTAAAGACTGAGAATTTTATTAATGAGTATCTAGATAATAGGGGAATCTCCGGTAATGTAGTCTTTGTAAAAGGAGACTTGCATCAGTCCGCTACTACCTATGGTAGAAGATTTACTTATAAGTCTGTAGGCTCATTATTTGGAAGTTCTGAGTGGATACACAAGAACTTCGGTAATACTCTTGCATCCTGTGATTATAGTATTGTAGATGGTAAGAACACGTTAGATGGACGAATTATCTTACAATAATGTAAACAATGACTTTAACTATTGATGATGTAATAGCTCTTAGAGCTAATTGTGATGACTATGTAAATGCTTTTAAGGCGTTAGAACAAAGTAAACTAGACTTTCAACGAGCCGAGGATAATCTTATGAGTAATTTGCCAGCTGTTGGATTTAGAGTAACTGGCCAAACTAACATAGATGATTTTCCTACTATTGTTAAAGATAGTATGATTTCTAAAGCCTCAAAGCAACTAGATTCTAGTAAGATAACCATTAATGACAGAGATGTAGAGAAACCTGTCCATCCTGTACAGGGATTGGTGGGAACTCCTATTGAAATGATGAGTGGTGAAGTAAAGTATGCTGAGGATGCATTTTGTGGAGTTACTGTGCGAGCAATTATGATAGACAATCATACATTTAGCGGTGGTGATACCAGAGCTACTTGCACGGAAGCCCTAAAGTATTTGATAAATCAGCTTTTGTTAAAGGATATCGAGCCAATAGAAAAGCAATCTACTAAGTTGTTAGTAAGACTATATACAATTGCTAAGAAATGTGGCGTTGGTTATTTTAATTATAATACTATGCCTTTTGATGGCAACAATGCGAATCCATTAAGAGCTGTATATTATGCTGCTAGATTACTAGAATTACCAAAGCCGATATTGTACTGTGTATAATGCAACTGACGATTGATCAACTGTTAAATGGTAAAGCAACCAGAATAGGGAAGCGTAATTACTTCCCTACGGCTGCTTATGTAGAACCCTTTCTAGAAAGAATGTATAAGTTTACTAGTAACTTTATAGTGGAAGCAGAACTTCCTAAGCAAGTTACTAGAACAGCAGATGGAGAGGTTAATGCAGATGATATCACTTATAATCGTGTACTTATTCAAGCTGTAATGCCAGAGAATTGCAGAATAGATAATCACGATGAAGTTATTGGTATGGTATATGGATTAGACGTCCGTAAACCAGTAGCTAAGATTTATAGAGGTGCTCTTAATAGAGCATGTACAAACTTATGTGTCTTTGACCCAGAGTTCTTACAAGTTCAGAACTTAGAGTCTGAGAAGCCCATCAATTATAAAGCTGTTGAACACCTTTTATCACAAACCAGTGATATTAAATTGATGTTGGACACCTTACATAATACTACATGGGAAGGAACTCCAAGTAATATAGACTCTAATCTAGGTAGATGGGTTAGAAACGCTATATCTATGACCTATAATGGCGGGTATGGAGACGTAAAGATAGGAACAGACCTTGTTGTTAAGGCTTATGGTTCTATGTTTGAAGACCCTGATTCTAGCTATTATATAGGAGAGGGTAATGAGGTGGATATGTTTACTGTGTATAATGCATTTACTCAGTTAATTAGTAATGACAAGGGCAAAGATTTGATGAATAGAGCAGAGAAGACTCTATTACTAAGAAACATATTAAACTTCTAAATTGAATGTTAGTAATTAAAAGAAATAAGAGAGTAGAACCTTTCGATATTAATAAGATTGACGCGGCTATTACTAAGGCGTTCAATGCTGTTAACGAACCAATTGATTCCGATATTTTGGATGATATTAAAGATGAATTGTATATTAACAACATAGTATCAGTAGAAGAGCTTCAAGATCAAATTGAAAAGGCTTTGATGGCTTGTGATTACTATGATGTCGCTAAAGCATTCATTTTGTATCGACATAAACAAGCTGAACTTAGAGCATTAGCTGGGAAGAAGCAGTTTATTAAGGATTATGCCAAAGCATCTAATGCTGCTACAGGTAGTAAATATGATGCTAATGCCAATGTTACTGAGAAGAATATAGTAACTTTAAATGGAGAGTTGTTTAAGGGTGATGTAATTAAAGTTAATAGAGCAATCCTTACAGATAAAATTAGGCAGTTATATGGTGAAGATTTAGCTAAGGAGTATATTAGACAACTGGAATCTCATGAACTTTACAAGCATGATGAAACATCAATTATGCCCTACTGCGTGGCTATCACTATGTATCCGTTCCTACTTGAAGGGCTACAGCCAATTGGAGGTTTGTCTGCCAAGCCTAAGAATCTGGACTCCTTCTGCGGTATGTTTGTTAATCTGGTATTTGCTATCAGCTCGCAATTCGCTGGAGCAGTAGCTACTGGTGAGTTCCTAATGTATTTCGATTATTTCGCTCGTAAAGAATGGGGTGATGATTATTGGAAACGTCCAGAAGAGATGGTTGATAAACATAGAAATATTGATAAGACTATTGAACAGAAGTTCCAACAGATTGTATATTCAATCAATCAACCAGCAGCTGCTCGTAACTTCCAATCAGTATTCTGGAATATCAGTTATTTTGATAAGAATTACTTTGAAGGTTTATTTGGTGAGTTTGTATTCCCCGATGGAACTAAGCCCATATGGGATTCTTTGAACTGGTTACAGAAGAAGTTTATGACTTGGTTTAA